AGGACGCTGGTGGAACAAGTAGGGAATGCTCAAGGATACAAACGGCGTCAGAAGACGCAACTGCTGGTGTTGCCGACAGCACCCTTTCTATTTGGAACAGCGTTAATGGTGTATTGTCGCAAACATTTAATTTCAACGGAGGACAGAATGAAAACAATTCTTTTCGACCTTTGGATATGAATGGAAATGATATTAGGACAACAAGTAGTAATCTTGCAATTTCAACAACACTATCGTCGGGAGCGGGTAATATATCCTTGCTTCCCAAAGACAACGGCAATATCACTATGACATGTGGTGGCGCTGGTGGTGCTGGTGTGATTAGTGCTACTACTGTGAATGGGAACATTAATCTCCTTACTACAGGGACTGGCGACATTCAAATTGACGCAGAAGACACCGCCCGATTAAGAGGTAAGGCAGGTTTAACACTTGAAACTACGCTTGGTGGTGGAGCAGATATAGCACTTACTGCGACAAGAAATCTTAACATAACTACAAACTCTATTAACTCTGCTGGAAATCGTCTCAATATTAATACTGGAACAAACGGCGGTATAGCATTTACAGGAACAGCACTTCAATCGGGGTCTTCAGGTGGGAACAGCGGACAGCATCTCGTAATCACTCTAAACGGAAATGTCTATAAAATTGCATTAGAGAACCCATAATCAAATATTCATTAAAACATACCAAAATATAATCTTGGTATATTTTAAATAAGGTATTTAGAACATGTCTGTTTCGAGTATAATTGATAAAACAACGGGTAAGATCTACGATAATCTAATCCCGCAAGGTGGAGGTATTAACCTCCAGAAAGGTCAGATCATTACAGCAACCAATACTCAAGAAGTAGCGTTCCCTGATCTTCCTCCTGCAGACGGGACTATTCTTTCTTACGATAGCAACGAACCAACAGGATTGAAATATATTGCTGTTCCTGGTGCTGTACCTATTGACTATCAGGAACTCATATCAGCAAATCCAGCAAATCAACCAACAATTGTTCCTGCCCCCGCTCAGAATAATTTTGTTCTTACTAGTGATAATACATTAGGACCTGCGTCGGCAGGTATGGCGTGGAAACCGCCGACAGGTGCAGGTGGTCTTCTGTCAGCAAATCTGCCTCTCTTTGATGACGCAACCACAACCCCTAACACAATCGGTATCGATTTTACAGCAGTTAAGGGTGAAATACCAGCGGGAACAGGTGGAGCAAGAGTCGGAGCATTAATCCCACCACCAGCGCATGATGGATATGTTTTGAGAGGAGATGCAGGAGAAGCAACAGGTCTTGCCTGGACTGCCGTTACAGAAACATTTACAGCACAAACACCCTTATTAGTAGAAGAACCCACGCCAGGTGACCCGACTATCTCGATCGCATTTACAGCAGTCAAGGGCGAGATTCCAGCAGGAACAGGAGCATCATCAATTGGCTCATTAGTTCCAGCACCAACTGTTAATAATTATGTACTTACTTCAGCATCAGCAGAGGCAACAGGATTGAAGTGGGCACCACTTGCTGGACCAAGTGGATCAATAACAACAATAGCACCTCTTCAAGATCTGGAAAACCCTCCAAACTCAGGAGTAAATGAACTTTCGATCGCATATACAGCAAAAGGTGATTTACCAGTTGGAATATCTGCTAAAACTGGAGAGATTTTGCCTATTGGAACAATAGACGGTCAGGTATTGGAAGTATTCGCAAATGCTCCAACTGGAATGCGTTGGGCTACTCCTCCAGCTCCTTCTGGTGGTCCTACAATCAATCGAACTAACTCTGCTACTCAAGCAGTTTTACCCCCGCAATCCTTAAATGAAACTATGATACTAGTAGCTGAAACTCCCCTTGCGTCGTGGAGCGCTATTGAAAGTCAAGGTGGAGATCCAGCAGGATCATATCAAATAGAATTCACAACCCCATTTTACAACAATTTTTTAAATCCAGGAGCTCAATTATCGGGACTACAAGGTATAGTTGAAATTGTAAATGGTCAAAGATGTATTAATTTATTTCTTACCAATCAGGGTGGCGGAGGTGGTGGTCTTAATTTAGGATTGTTAGTGTTTGAAGATTATAATGCTCCAGCTCGAGTTCTTGGTTTCTGTGGTCCGACAGGAGCGGGAACAAACTTGGATAATAGTATTACAATAGTTGGAGCATTCACTAAACTAGTATCAAAAAACGCACCAGATTTATTTTGTAGTAATATTTTGACTGTGAATTTAACAAATCAGTTGGCTATAGTAGCAGAAAATTTACCCTCTCCTGCTTTTGGAACAGCACTTGGATTATCTGGATTAGGGGCAAGTGGCTTCTGTAGTAAGGTCTTTCAACCTGCAGGAATCCCGAATGAGTTATGGATTTTTGGTGCATTTTCTTTAATTCTAACGCAAGGAGCATCACCAATCCCCTCTGGTGGATTTTTTAGCATGATAGTTTATGATTTAGCAGGTGGTAATTATCAAAATGCTACATTCTGTCTTACTGCTCAGCTTGGAGCAAAATTATCAGGCGGTCCAGCGCTGATAAATGATGCCTTTTACGACGGTGCTGGAAAATTGGCGATAGTAGGAGAATTTGACCAATTGTGTATTGATGCAGGAGGAACAACTTTTCCTGTTCCTGTAAATTCGACAGGTGTTGCGGTGTGGGAGTTATCACTTACACCTGGTGCTAATTTATGGGTGAATACACCAACAGGAACTCCAAATGCATTCACAAACGGAATATGCTGTAGAAGTATTGTATCACAGGGAGCTAATGGCGTTATGCTTTGTGGAAATAGTGGTATTCCTGTATTTCTCAACATGTCAAGCAGGACAACAACCAACGCAACAGGAACATACCCGTCTCCCGTGATACCCTTTGGATTTAATTGTATTGTATCAGGAACTACAGATATAGGCGCTGGACAACTCCCGTATGATTTTATTCTTTATCAAGATGATACTAATTTAGAGTGTTTTTGTTATTATTTTAGCACAGCAAACGGAACATTAGGAACAATCTTACCACCCACACCAACTGGATTTATTCCTGATACAACTGGTGGTGAAATAGCGAATTGTGGTATTTATTTATTTTTTGATACTGATCCTCTTGTCCCTGTGTATCGACTTCAAGTTGGAGCAAAAGATTCTATTTATCGTTATAGTTCAAATACTCAAGTTTCGATGAGTTTCACGTTGGGAACACCAGCATCACCATTACCACCTGGTTTTTATTTTGATGGAGTTCTTTATCATACAGCAACATTTACCGCCACGAATGGAGGACATGAGAGTCAATCGTATATAGCAAATCAAGGAAAGAATGCGTGGGTGCAAATCGGAGGAAAAACAAACGGATTAACTTATACATAAACAAAATGAAAGTATTTTAGCAAAAACTCTAAAAATATTATCTATTGTAATATTATAAAACTCGAATTAAATGTCTCTTTCTTCAGCATCTTCATTTTCAATCGCAGGAACTGGCGTTAAACAGCAGGGAACTCTCACATTCGTCGCTGGTCAGACATGTACAGTCCCCGTTCCTCAGATCACCGCTACTGATGTCGTTCTCTTGCGTGTCGCCACAATTACTGCCCGAACAAATCCCGACTTGGGTCTTGATAACCAATTTACAGTCACCGTTACTGCTGGAACTGGCTTTACTTGTGTAGGTCTTGACGCTCTTTATGCAGGAACTGTTGCCTATGTTGTTCTTGCTAACGGTCTCCCTGATGTTAATATCGCCTCTGCTTAAACCTTTAGACATGTAGGGTATGTAGGGTGTGTAGGGTTGGAGGCATGTTGAACACGATATTAGGACCATCACTCGTATCCATATTTTTTGATCACTCTTGAAAAATATTGATAAAACATAGCTCAACCCTACACACCCTACATACCCTACATCTTCGATTGGATTATTACCATCATATAATGGATTATTACCCGAATAATATGGAAATACAGTAAAAATCTAACTGTTTTACATTATGATAAGGAATAATAAATTTATTTTTACTGTAATAAGCTATTTTGAGTAGATTATTCCCTCCCAGATTGGATTATTACTCAGATTTATCGAAAAAAGGATTATTACATGAATTATTTAGGAGAATATATAAGTTTTTTATATAATTATATGGTATAGGCAAGATGACTCAACCAACTCAGATATATTATGACCTGTCGGTCGTGAATAACATACAACCATCAAACACGCAATCACAAACATCACAGCAAAACCGTCTGACCTTTACTGAAGTCCGTAGTAGTCCAATTTTAGACAATCCGTCTGACTACTTTCTCTCGATCGTTCGCTTTAATTTAGACACAGCTGGAGGTATGCCTCTCTTTGTTCCTCAGATTGATCTACAACAACCTATACCTCAACCAAACGAAACTTCATACTTTGTGAGCATAGAATATAATAACGCAACAGCACCAGGAGACAGATTGATCTCAAAGAAAAGAGTTATATATGTACCACAATCGAATATTTATCTAGCCCCGACTCCGCCTCTAACTATTGAGAAGACCACGCAACCTTATTACTGGTTGAACACATTTCAGGCATTTATCAGCATGATTAATAAGGCATTAGAAGATGCATATAATGATGTTCTTGCTCAGGCAATATTAGCAGGTATAACTCTTCCTGCTAATTGGACTACTGCTCCTGTTCCGATACCATATCTTTTGTGGGACAATCAGCGCTCTATCGCTACTTTAGTTGCACAAACGCCAATATTCGAAGGAAGTGCTTTAGGAGGAACTACTCCTGTTGCTCCAAATAATGGATTCATATACTTCAATACCGCTCTCTATCAACTCTTTAGCTCATTTCAAGCATATCATAATTATACATTTTTGCCCAATCCTCCAACAGCGAATGATGGCGAGGCAAATTATTTAATTAAGGTGTATAACAAAAAAGGTGGAGCAGGAGACAATTATGTTGCTTTGGACGCTACTGCTGGACCTCCTTATAATGCCTTGTTTATGGAACAGACGTATTCAACTGGCGCTACTCTTTCTCCGATCCAATCGCTTATCTTCACTTCATCACTTGTTCCAGTTCTTCCCCAACTAACTAGCATACCAAGAGTTTTATCTGGTCAGAATGGCGATTCTGGACAAAATGATAACTTAAGCAACGAAATCACAGATTTAGTGGTTAATTTAGAAACGGGAACTGAATATTTTCCAAGCGTTCTTTATTTACCGACCGCAGAATATCGACTGATCGATTTACAAAGCAATTCCCCACTTTATGGTATTCAGATTAGCGTTGCGTGGAAAGACGTTTATGGAATTACTCATGATTTCTATTTACAGAACGGGGCAAACTGTTCTTTGAAAATATTATTTAGAAAAAAGGATCAAGGAGTATATTAAACTATTTTAGGAAATAAAGCGATAAATACATTTTTTTTTATCTTTGTATAACTTATAAAACAAAGATAAATATGGCTTCAGCTGATTTCGACAAGATTTGCGTCCAAGACGACCTCCTTCTGACTACGGATAAAGTCCGATATGCCGTATTCAAGGGCGCTCAGAACATTACCCCTTCCCAATACAACGCTATTTCTACTAGTACTTCCAGTATTACATATAATGTGCAATTGCCGTCAGAATCGACAGTTTTTAGCAGACGCATTATGGTCGAGACCGATATGACTGTTTCTTTTTCTGCTACTCCAACCGCTTCTATGCCTGTTGGTCAAACTGTGGTTAATTTAGGATACGCTTCAGCTCTTGGTCCATTCCCTTTCCACTCATGTTGCAACACTATTCAGGCAACCATTAACAACAACACCGTCTCACAAAATCAAAGGGATATTCAGTTTCAGTTGCTTCGTTTTGGTGATCGTCGTGAGGTGGCTCGTTATAACAACGCTACCCCTACTCAGTATGACTCTTACTACTCTTATACCGACGCTCTTGGTGCTAACAACAACCCCAACTCTGCTTGGAACGACAACGCTCTTGACCAGGACTTTCAGGGACGAGGTGGATTCCGTGTTATTGCTATTACTGGTAACACTCCTAAGAATGCTCCTGGTGATACTACCGTCCGAAACATCACTATTCGTTTCCTCACTCGTGAGCCAATCATGATGTCTCCGTTTCTCTGGGCTGATCCAGAGCGTAACAACTCTGGGCTGTTCGGCGTTCAAACGCTAAATTTCGTCTTTAATTTGGGCTCTGCTAACCGTGCGATTCGTCTTGCTCACGGTCCAGCTGGTCCTGGTGGAGCTGTTGAAGCTAATGCTTGGTATTCCATAACTCAGCCCCAAGTTTCCGCAATTACCTCTTCTCGACTGCTTATGCTCTTCCTTACTCGTCAGCCCTCGAACTTGGTTAGTGCTAGGGTGGTAGTCCCCTTTGCTGAGTATCCTAGATACTTAACTTCTGTTTCTCAGTCGTTCAATCCAGGTGATGTTAAAGAGCAGACCTTTCAGAGTATTCAGCTGAACTCTGTTCCTGATAAATTGATTATCGTTGCTAGGAAGAAACTCGCCGACCAAACTCCTTGCGATTCTGACAGCTTTCTTGCTATCAAGAAGATCAATATCTCATTCAACAATAAAAGTGGGCTTTTGAGCGGTAGTGATACGTGGGATCTGTGGCGTATGTCTGTTGAGAGCGGTTCTAATCAGACGTGGGCTGAATTTAGCGGTTCTGCTTACCAGTCCAGCGAGAATCCTCCCGCTAGTGCTACTGCACTTCCTACAGTCCTCCCTCTTTGTGGCTCTGTTCTTGCTCTTGATTTTGGAAAACATATTGAACTTGACGACGTATATGCTCCTGGCTCAATTGGTGCGTTCCAGCTCCTGTTCAAAGTTGAATTGGAAAATCAAACTGGTCTTGCTATTGCTTCCAACGAGTATGAGCTTGTGCTGATAACTATGAACAGCGGGGTATTTTGCGTTGAAAGAGGTACATCACAGACATACACGGCTATTTTGTCTCGTGCTGACGTTCTTGCCGTCTCATCTCGTCCTCAGATTTCCAACTCTGGTCTTGCCCGTATTGTTGGCGGTAATATCGAGGACAAGGTTAAGATGTTGGCTGGTCCTTTGATGGACGCTGTTGGTATGGGCATGTCTGGTGGCGGTCTGTCTGGTGGTGGTCAGTCGGGCGGTGGTCAGTCGGGCGGTGGTCAGTCGGGCGGTCGTATGGCGAAACATTTAGGCATGTAAATCGCTTAAAAAGATCTTTAGTAAATAATATGAACTGGATAACGGTTCAATAAACCGATGTTGCACAGAGGAAGTGCGCTGGGCTCATAACTCAGAGGTCGTATGATCGAAACATACCGTCGGTAATTAAATATAATATGCAAAATTTAATATCTTTGCCTATTATAGAAAGATGCCTATCAAACTTCCTCGTCCTCCTATTAAACCCGTTGTTGATTTAGCAAAAAGGGCAATATCCACTTTGTGTCCGAACCCTAACGTTTCTATATCACTACCCCCCAAAATTACTTTTGGTTGCCGTTGAACATTCAGCATTTTTCTCAAGAAAATCTTTTTGAGAAAAATTAATATATACCATCTTCACGCCAGTTGGCGTTGGGGTAAGGATTCCAAACTCCACTACGTTTCACGCTTTCAGGAGCTGGTTCAGGATCACTCATACAAGGAGAGCCAAACGACACATGTCGAAATCCTAAACGTTCAGCTGTTGTAGCTTCCAGCTTCTTTTTCAATTCAGCATTCTCCTTTTCTAAAGTTTCTATTTTTTTGTATAAGTGTTGAACTTCATAATAGGCAACTGTACCCTCCATTTTTAGAATAATAAGATATTTTATTTTTTATCAACTTATCAAGAAATATCATGATAATCGATTTCACAGTCGAAATGAAAAAAAATTGATTTGGATTTACGATTCATTATCATATAACAGCGATCAATCAAGAACATCAATAATGTCTCGAATCACCGACTGTGTCAATACCGACCTTCCCTTGTATGCCGACGATCCAAGATGCTCTGCTCTCATACAAAATGAAGAAATCCTGAAGGCGATCGCCTTACTTGAAGCAAACAGGTTTCAAGTCCATTTCCAACCTGGAGTTGATATTGTAGGGTCGTTAAACTACAATATCAAATGGGTCTCAGAATTGCTGAGCGAGAAGAAGGAACTTCAGAAGCAACAGGACAAAAATAATCTGTTGATTTCACTACTAGCCCATACCCTCAAGGGCTACGGAAAAGATGTATTTGAAATGATCGAGGACGAGGACGACGAAGCGTGGAAGCACGAGGTGGGCTGGAAATGTGTCGAATGCGGGAACAAATCAGAAGACGAAATGTTCGCATATCATGAGGTCAAATATCACAAGGACTTTGGAACGTTGTGCTTGGAATGCTACGCTGAACAGGAATATCAGGAAAGAGTAGTTGCTGATTGAACGCTACGCAAGTCGCCTATGATCGTAGCATTACACACGCAATTATGCTTATAATACCCCTGCTTAGTGGAAAACATCTTAACATACTCGTATAGATGTGTAAGCAGATTTTTTTCTTCTGTGAAACTGCTATTGTGTGATCTCAAAGACGATAGTGTCGAATTACTTACACTAAAAGCATGTAGTGTATCTTTCCAAACCTTGTATTTACTGTTCAATTCTCGCTGTGCTTTCAAATACTCTTCCTCAGTATAGAGTTTCTTCTTTGAAATCTCTCGCAACTTAGCCAATTCAGAATTGTACTGGCTCATAAAAACTCGGTGGTTCTTATCAATATCTGTGTTTAAGATGCTGATATAGTGAGCGACCTTATTAGCTTTTTCGCTCTGTGTCAGCGGGACTTTGATTATTTTATGTGTCGCTACCGATACGGGTAATACGGCAGGGGCAACTCGTCGTATGACGGCAGGGGGCGCTGGTGCAGGGGCAGGTTTCGGAATTGCTTTGCTTGGTGGCGGTGGCGAAGACCGTCGAGGTTTAGGTATGATCTTTTTGATTGCTTGTCGAATACGCCTTCCGCCTCTGATGTCTTCGTCGTCGTTGTTAGCGAAACTGTCGTCGGAAAAATCGTCTGCCCCATAATCTTCTGCCTCTTCTGCGTTGGTAAAGTCGAGGTCATTATTAGAAACTGCAAGTTCATCTATAGGCAACGTATATACACAAGACGCAGAAAAAAGTAGTGGAACTAGTGCTAAAAGATAGATTGGCTTCATTTCTTTTGTTTATATCTTAAGAAGAGATTTTATATTTTGGTGCTTTTTGTTTTCCAGTAAATATCTTATAATTTTCATTCGTGATTCGGATAGCGTCGGGATTTTCGTCGAGATCAACTGGTTTCTCCATTTCCTTAGCGTGTCCAGAACGCATAGAACTAAATATATCGCTAAAGGGTAACAAACTTGCATCAACATCAAGGGCATTAGTAGCAAGGATAGGGCGAACATGTATTGGTGGGTGAGTTCGTGAAAAGGGGTTAGGCATTCCAATCCTACGCTTGAAGGGAGTCATTTCTTCAGCATCATCAGGATCGACATTTCCATCATACATTTCATAGGGTAATACGTCGTTGATATGTTTATTCAAGCCATCATACACGCCTCCAGAAAGAATTTCACCACGCCGTTTCAAGAATTCTGCCTTAGGGTCGAACTCCATAATATAGGGCATAGCATTTTCACGTTCCTTCCTACCCTGAGACATATCGACAACACGAGGGTTGCCTCTCATCAATTCAGCAAGGCGTTTGCGTTCTTCAAGCGAACCACGCTGACCAAATCCAAAAAAGTCCTTTGCTTTATCGCCCCAAGTTCGCTGAAGCCCAGAAGGTACATAGTCAGATAAACTGTCTGGAATAATTCTTGATGTAGCTCTGCGAATATCGCTCATGTTGGGCAAATTATTCTTGATCGTATCAAACCAACCACTCGCACTATCACCGATCGAAGAAGCAAAATCCTTGATTGTATCAAAAATACCACTACCTACTAGTTGATCTACAAGCATGTCGTCAGTCATTCCGTGTTGGTTGATCAATTTTTGTATAAGTTGTGGAGGCATACCAGATTGAGCCAGAAATTGTTTCGCATTCTTTTTGCCGTGTCCCCACAGTTGAGCTTCCTGTCCTGCGTATGCTGGTTCTCCTGCATCTGTTGCCTCCTGTCGAGCATAATCAATACGAGAATCTCTCACACCCGTTAAAACCCCCTCGATAAATGTCTTCTTTTCCCTCTCCGTCTGACCTACTAATCGTGAAAATTCTGGGTCGATACGTTGATCTTGTGTAACTTCATCATACACTCGATCTATAGCTCCTGGATTTCTTGGATTCAATACTGTTCCAGCTTGGATTTCAATATTTTTCACAACAGCGAGAATATTAACTACTAACGCTCGAATATCCTGTCTATCATTTCTATCAGGGAATGCTTGATCCATATCAGGATACATCTTCGCTAATACTGACCCAACTGTAGATGCCTCATCAGACGGGGCTTGGTCGCTCAGATTTTTAAATGCTCTCAAACTGGGAATTTGTGCGACGGGCTGTAGAGGTGCTGGTATTGGTTGAGGCGCTGGTCCTGCCTGTTGTCCCTGTTGTTGTGCTTGTTGTCCCGCATCTCTTATTTCTTGACGAATAGCTTTAATGTTTTGTTTTATAACATTTATGCTAAACTGATTATTCGAAAATTGTTGAATATCATTATATAAAAGATTTGCGTCTGAGTTTGGAAATCTTCCTCTACTAAATACATCTACTTCAGGTATCCCGTCTGCTAGTTTAGCTACATTATACGCTCTGAGTGCTTCCATAACATTCGCATACTGCGGTGGCTGTTGCTGTCCTGGTTGCTGTTGCTGTTGCTGTTGCTGTTGCTGTTGCTGTTGCTGTTGCTGTTGCTGTTGCTGTTGCTGTTGCTGTTGCTGTTGCAGATCTGCTATAGCTTGAGGATCTGGAGGAGGAGGAGCAGGACCACCTGGTCTAACGTAAGGTTGGGGTGGTTGAAGATTAGGATCAAGGGGAGCAGGAGCAACAGGAAAAGGGTTTCTACTAAATACTGTTTCCTCGATTCGCTTTGCTGAAGAATATCGATCAATCTCTGCTTTTGTGAGGTTGCTATAAATTGCGTTGTTCAGATTTTCAGACATGTACGTAAGCGTTGCAAATGCGTCAGATGACGCTTTTCTGAACTTTGCGTATGCCCTGCGATCGATTTCGTTGTTGAACCTATTTGGGAAAGCTTGGAATGCGGTTGAATAGAGTGTCGCAGTTTGTTTCAAAAGTGCGATCAAGGGCAATAGGTATGTTGTATTCACACCGTTTGCGAAATCTGCTGATGCCCTCATTTGAGGAGCGTAAAGCTGAATATAATTACAGAGTTCATTATACGTAGCAATAATATCAGTCATCTTGAAAAAATCGCTACTGATGCTGATAAGACGAGCATCTGTGATTAGTCGTCCTGGTGCTTGTCCCAAATTAATTAATGTCTGAAGTTGGCTATACAAATCCGTTTTAAAACTCAACAACTGTGATAATTTATTCACAAAAGAACCAATCTTAAATGAAACTCCTACATCAGCAGGGGTTGGAGGCATCTGAGATTGATCATACATGTTCGCTTGTCTGATTTCATTCTGATACACTTCTCGATTAAAATTACGGTCTGCATTATTCAAAGCACTACGCTCAGCTTCTCTGCTCTTACCCTGCGATTGATCGCTGGTCTTTTTGCTCTGACTAATAGGAGGGTCAGCACCCAACAATTTCTTCAATCTGTCCATATTTTCTTATATATTAGCTAAATATAAAAAAATATTAGGTTTTCGGGATATAACCAAAATAGGTTTATTCAAAAAAATCCTTCTCAGCAACTTTGGCGGGGGCTGTACCTGTTGTGTCGGTTTCCTCTTCCTTTTTACGTTCGATAATTGCGTTTTGTTCTTCCGCTCTTTTTCTAATGAGTTCGCTCAGGGCGAATTCTTGGGACTGCGGTTTGGGTTCAGGTTCAGGTTTTCTAACCAGCCATTTCATATACTCAGAGATATAATAAAACATGAGATTCGTGAGATTCGAGAGAATTCCTATAATCTAAAGATAGAAAATAAAAATCTTAAATTAAGCGATTTACCACAGTTTTAACGAAAAGATAAACAGCAATATCAGCAACAGAAGGAAAAACATAGTAGAACACACCACTCGCTATTGTCCAGAGCATCTTTATACTATTTTCCTATATAATAAAATAAAAGGATTTAAAGCAGAAGGGGCAAAAACGGGGCAACTGTTGATGCTACATTTCCAAGATCGCTCCAGAAATCACCACCACTCATACCAGCGCCTCTGTAGGTTGCCTTTGCGTCTTTGAGCGCCTGTTTGTAGCTCACGCCGTGTTGTTTCGCATACGCCTTAACATGCTCGATCCACTTTGAAGCAGGTCTCTTACCACCACTCGCACCTGAACCAACAACATCAACTGGAGACGCATTCACAGCAGGATTAGCGGAAGCCATTTCATTCACGAGCTTTCCTACTGCTTCGATCTGGTTGAGAGATTCGCTATTACCTGCCTGACCAGCACCTTTACGTTTTACTCGTTTTTTTCCATTTCCAGTCATGTATGGCTGATTCACGTTGCTACGTTGTTTCAACGCCATCAACTCTGCACTATTTCCACCACTCAACCCAGAACCAACGGGGCGTTTAAAATCCTTACCAGTAGCCATATCAAAGCCAACGTAAGGAGCATTTACAGACATATCACCGCCCGACATACCAGCGTTTGTAATTTTATTGAAAGGAGGAATACCGTCATTTGCGATCGCTCCGCCCTTATACAATTGCTGTCTGCCCGATTTTACACGAGTATCGGAGGCGTTGCCTGACCTTTGACCAAGCGATCCGCCAGACATTCCCTCGCCCTTCTTGCCTGTGAATTTACCCACCACGTCTGCGACCTTGCCCACCTTTTCGACGACAGGCATTACTTTATCTAATCCTTCATTCACCCTGTTAATACCACTTTCAATAAAATCACCAACCTTGCTAATTGCATTTTCAATTCCTTTTATCATATCATCAATAAACGATCCACCACTCATGCCGAATCCGCTCATAAACGGTTCGATATAAGACATATCTGGTTCGCTTTCGCCTCCACTCATACCAAGACCAAGCAACAACGGCGCAAATGATGCAAGGGTACTCCAGTCGAAATCGCCTCCGCTGAGTCCCTGACCGTGAAGAGCTTTAAGCTCTTGAAGGATATTCATTCCGACCTTCTGTCCCTGCTCTGCTTCACTCATGCCTTTACCTTTATACTTTCCGTATAGATCCATACCTGTCTTAACATGCGGAGCAACAGCCCCAGCAACATCGCCAACCTTCTTAATTCCGTCTAATAGATCGTCAAAGAAGCCAGTTCCCATCAAAGCACGACCAACTGCTTTGGTTCTTTGGGTAGAACTACTCTTCCTACCAAGACCCAAAAGAGGCAGAAAAGGAGCAATCGTGCTCATAGTGTTACCCAAGTCGCTTAGAAAATCCCCGCCCGATAAGCCCATTCCACTTACGTTGGCGTTATATCCTCCACTTTGACCAAAGCCATAAAAATCGGGGTTTATATCAGGGTGGAACATACCAGTAGAATTCAGATCAGGGTTAAGAATAGGGTGTTCAACATCAGCAACTTCATCTCCACCACTTAGACCCATACCACTCCTGTAACCTCCACAACGGCATTCCCCTCGACGAGGACATCTACAAGCCATACCTCCGCTTTGACCTGCTCCTAAAAACGGGGCTACAACTTGAGCAACCTGACCTATAGGTTTCATAACACTCATAAAACCGTCAGCAAAATCACTCCAGAAATCGCCTCCGACTTCTCTCTGGTAATCACCTTGACGCAATCCGCCTCGAAGCGGACTCTGGTATGCATCATACATGTCTTGCTTCAAATTGCGAACATCGAATGCTTTTTGCTTGTTAGCAATAGCGATATTGTAAGGCGTTAAATACGAACTCATCTTTTTATAATATTAGCATAGAAAAAAATAAAACCACTTATTCCTTAATGTATTAATCTTTGTTTATTTCCATACCGTTCTATCAAATGAGAAGATCGACTTTTCAATTGTGTTGTCCCAAACGACACAGACGCTCATTCCATACCACTTGAAAACTTTACACATGTGGAGCGCCTTGATCTTGTATCCTGCTTTTTCCATCATCTCCATTCTTCGAGCCGTGAGGTTTCCGATTCCTAACAAGTATGAGATGACTCTTGGCTTCAAACTTACTGATTTCTCCAAGACCCGATCGATCATACTGTAAGGGGGATTTGAACAAATGATCGTCGGTTTTCCTTCATATTCAAAGAAGTCCTTTCCTTCCAATATTTCAGTCCATTCTTTTCCAGCGGACTCTGCTGGAAACTGATTGTAGTATGAGCCAGAATTCTTGAATGGGTCGTACCAAATGTCGTCGGCTGTTCCGCCACACATGTCGATATGTGTCTTGGCTAATTCCAACGGCGTTATGAAGACATCATTTGCGTTTTCACGTTGTTTGATTGTGTGTGAGATTGAACTGCTCATTTGTATATCGTTAGATTATTTCTTGATGATTTGATCGTAGTATTTGATTATTCAATTTTTTTGATTTCAATTTTATTTCATAATAAATTCAAATGCTAAATTCAATATCGATTAATCTTTATTTATTCAAACTGCCTCCGATAAGCCCTCGTAGCTTCATTAAGCCAACAAACTCCATCATCTACCACATAATCATACTGAATTGCTGTTCCTGGAAGGAGATAAGTTATCCAGTATGTGACCGTGTATTCTCTTCCATATATCTTAAAGGATATCTGCGAATTCTCTCCACCAAATTTGGCGGAAATGTCAGTAGTGTCTGTGTATTCTCCAAGTCCTCGAGTTTTTAATGCATGTTTGATGAGGTGGGTCATGCGAGTTTTGTTTGTTTTTGCCTTTGTGATCATTTTGATAGTTTCTATGCTATACACAGGGGTTATATTTATGTTGTTTTTTCACATAAATATATTAAGATTATTTATCTTCAATTTTTTTGTATTTTTAAATAAAAAGAGGACTTACCCTGCCTCTATCTTACATACTTACCTTTTCGCTTTCATTTCTTGGAATCGTTTTTTTGCTTCTTCGTTGTGTTTGGCGAGACGCTCAGCAAATCCTTCGGGGTTCTCTTTGTCGTAGCATTCCAAGCACAAAGTTCCAGCGCACTTGTCCGCCCTGACTTCATGATATGCGAACTGGTCTCCGTTTGGTTTGCGATAACAGAAGGAACAATCCCAGCCAACCTCAGCGTTCCTCGCTTTAAGCTCCTCGACATTCTTCTTGAGTTCTTCGTTCTCTGTTAATACTCTGTGGAGTTGCGCCCTATGTGCTTCGTTTTCCTCCTCGAGATCAGCAATAATCTTGGTTAGTGATGAAACGTCGCCCTCGAGAACATCAATCTCTGCTTCGAGTTCTTTGATGATCGCCTCTTGATCCTCTTCGTCCTCGCTGTCTGAAACAACGGTAGGAAACTTCTCTTTCAGCATCTTCATTCCTTCCTCATGAGTGATCTTCTTTTCTTTGAGAAGTTTCATCAACTCCATTTGGTGTTCAAACACTTCTTCACAAAACTTGTCCATTATATCGATCTGATTGCTCTTGCTCTAACGCTATCATCTCCAGATAAGTCAGAAAAACATTTCAATTTTTTTTGAAATGTGTGAAAAATCGATTATCATGAAAAACTTGGAAAATTAAAATCTCGATATAATGTAAAATGGATATTTCTGAAACTAAAAAGGGTATTGATGAGGAAATCCGCAAGTTTGTTGATGTGCTTAAACTTGCTAGAAATCCAGTTATTCAATTAGGTACAAGTTCATTTAAAACACAACAGTATTTTAGCGACTACGATCTTCTGAGTCCAATTAGTAATCGAAAATTATCATCTGAAAAAATCTGCGCTGAGCTGAAACGTATATTGAAATCTCTGGCGGAAATGGACGATATTTGGTTTGTGGAATTAAAAATACAAAATAAGGACGGTAGCAAGGAGAAGTTTTTTCCAGCCGATATTTCTCCGCTTGATTGTGATCGAGTCGATAAAGCAATAAAAACGATTGATTATATTAAAATTGACGCTGTGATTTTTATACGTCAAACTAGCAAACTTACAGAGTTGTCGATCATTTATGCTTTCCAAGATGTTCCTGCTGATGAAATCCTGATCAAGCAAATCAGCGAAGATTATAAGCATTACAGATCTGTAGGCAATATCTACAAATCTCTCAAGAGGTTATTTAGTATATATCGCCTTGAGGGTGACAAAGAGAAAATGGTTAAACTTTCATCACTTTTCAATAGCGAAGCTGGTAAATTATATTCGCTTTCAAGCAATCTCAAAGCCATCAAGCTAATTTTAGAGAACGACGTATCGGGTAAAAATCTTGGAGAGAAGGTTCGAGTAAATCTTCAAGATATTTCAAAAACAATCGGCAAACCATTACGCACAGAGAAAGAAATCGATAAGGCGATCAAATCTCTCGATATTGAAATTAACAAGAGAGCAAAAGAATTCGTTGCTCAGAATAAAGATGTGTTGCCTTGAGATTTTTTTTATGTTCTTTATATTATATAGAACAAATCTGAAATGAATGAGTTTAATCTTGCTAATATTGGAAGACCTCTTGCAAAAATTATGGGCGGTAAATTAGATAAACGATTAGTGTCGGTCGCACCACAAGGAGAGGTCAATCCAGAAACGGATAAAACATTATGTTATGTGAATCTACCCGACGACGCAAAGTTTCAGATCGTCCCTGATACAAAAAAAGAACGTGATATTTTATATATTACAGGAGCGTCAGGTTCAGGAAAATCGACATTTACTGTTGGGTATCTGGAACAGTACAAGAAAAAGTATCCTAAAAATCCTATTTTTGTTTTCTCTGCATTAAAAGAAGATGAAACTCTTGATAAGGTCAAGGGGCTTAAGCGTATCAAAATTGGTCCTAATCTTGTAAGCGATCCAATCGATCCACTTGTAGATTTAAAAGATAGTTGTTGTGTATTTGATGATATTGATGTAATCTCTGATAAAAAGCAGAGGGAAGCGGTTTATAAAATATTAAACACTATTTTAGAATGTTGTCGTCATTCAAACACATCGTGCATAAATACTAATCACATGCCTACAAACAAGGGCGATACTCGTAGGGTTTTAAACGAGGCACATGTAGTGGTATATTTTCCACATTCTGGATCTGTTCGGGGTATTAATTATTTACTCCAAGATTACGTAGGATTGTCGAAAAATGAAATTGACGGTATCAAACGCTTACCTACTCGTTGGTGTGCAATTTTTAAGAATTATCCACAAATTATTATGACTGAACGCAACATGTGGTTCGTCGGCGCTGGATTGAATGATTCTGATTAATGATTTTTTAAAAATTGATTTTTGATGAATAGAAAATTGAAGATACAGTAAATAGAATACAGTAGCAAAACAAAAAATGGAACAAGAACTTACAAACGCAAAGGCACTTATCGCACAACTCAAAGCAGAAAACGAAAATCTCAAGAATGAAATTTGGAAAGAAAGAGAGAATACTTGCTTTGCTGAAGAGGCAATTGAATTTCTAAAAATGGAACTTGAGGAACTCAAATCTCACATTTCAACCCCGTCACTTTCAGACAATATAACATTCACAACATCAATCGAAGGTTCTTCATAAGCATTTCCACTTGCATCTATTTTTGTATTTATCCACTCTTTCGATCCAATTGGTTTTACTTTCATAATAACACTTGGATCATCATTTCCTGCTAATGCTGGATTATCAATATCTGGATCATAATACATATACGGTCGCTTGTTTTCTGAACTAGGCGGAGCAGGAGGAGTCGTGTCGCCTTGAACTACTATATGCGTCAATCCGTTTGTTATTGGCGGTTTTGATACACCTGTCTCATTTTTATAGAGAGAGTTGTATTTTTTTATTATATCAGCATCAATAAGCGGTGCTATATCAAATAGATTTTTAAGATCAGTTTTGATCAACGCCAACATGTCTTTTGGGTTTTGGCGCTGTTCTCTCGAAAGAGATAATTCAATCTGTATTTTATTGAATATTTGCGAGAATTGCAGAGAACATATCCTATGCCCTTCCGATCGTTTCTGTAATTGAAAATAAGAATCTATGCTCTTGATTACGCTCACAAATATAGACCCTGTACTTAAAATAATGAACATGTCGTCATTTTGTATATTCATACCAGTCAGCAAACCAATCACACTACTCAGGACAATAACAGGTATGTTGATGATATTGCTTCTAAACTGGTATTTCTCATAGGATAGATTATGCAGGATCGAGTAGCTCTCAGCTTGTTCAGCTTGATTCTTGAGCAGTTTTTCGAGTTCTTTAGAATATGTAATGTCTTGAAGAGGCATTTATATTAGGTAAATATAAAATTTTATCGAAAAATCTACTTCAAATCTTAACAACTTTAAGTATATAAATTTTTTATTATATACTTAAAGTATATAGGAAAATGGAAGAACCTCGCAAACTTTACCCCTCCCAGCTTGACCCAGTCAAGAAACGGCAGTATTACGAGACCTTTTATGCTAAGCAGAAAGAAAAAGGTCCTACTATGTGTGTTATATGCTACGGTACATACTCATATTATAATAAACCTCATCACAACAAGGGGTTACGCCATCAACGAGCAGTCGCTGAAAAAAAGAAGGCAGAAGATTTAAAATCCGCAATACAAAAATTAGATAAGATCTTCACAGAAGAGGATATTAAGGCATTACCAGCCACATCAGAAGCTGGTAGTGTCGCAGGAGATTAATCCGCCTTTGGAACATACATAAATCCATCATGTAACAATTTAATCTTTTTCAGTCCAGCAATTATTTTTGGAATATCCATACTGTATTTTATTCCTTTCGCTGTTCGAGTGTTGTCGAGTGTGATCTCGTCATCATTCTTCTTGAGTATGCTACCAAAACTGGTTTCCGTAAGTATTTCCGATTCTTTTCCTGGCTTATTTTCAGAATACCAGAGTTTGTATTCCTCATATAAATCTCTGGAATAGTATTCCTTCTTCATTTCGCCCTTGTATAACAAACTAAGCAAGAATTTCAAATGTGTCGGGGCATTCATAAATTTAATTTCCCTGTATGCCTCAGTATCAGGAACATTCGTCGAAAGTTCAAATGAATCCTTGTATGTTTTGACCTCATACTTCAAGTAGTGATAGAAGTATTGAATGACCTCATCATCTTCAAGCGCTGAAATGAGATTTTTGAAATACTCTTCATTTCCACGCTTTTCTGGATTTACATCAAACACAGCCCAACGACGATCACCCTTCGAGATCGGAATCGGATTACTGTTATTAGTACAGAACACATAATTACAATAATCATTTACCGTGTATTGAGCAATCGACTTCTTATTCACATTCGTCTTCTTTTTCGTGATTTTAGATTTCAAAGTATCGCTATTTTGATGATTTGCTTTGCCCGATGCTTCTTCAACAAATATCAGAAGTTTTCCTTCAAATAAACTATTGAATGAATTATACAGTTCATTATTATCATCAACAAAGTAGGCATATTTTTCTCCAATCAACCTCGCACACAATCTTTCGAAGAATTGATTTTTACCAGTTCCTCCGCCTTCACTCAACAAACCTGCTTGGTCTCGAAACAATAAACTCACTTGTGTTTTCATATATGGAAATTGTATTATAAACGCCAACCATTTAATTAGGTACTCTTCGTAACCACTTGTTAAGTAACTCATGTGTTCAATCAAAGGTTGGATCTTTTCACGCATAGTTGCCTTGCTTTCGACTATAATTTTATCTTTGATTTTCTCAACCTCGAATCCATCAAACAGGTTATAGATGCGTTTGGGTGCGTCGTTCAGATTTGGATTGAAATCAATACGATCATATTCTGTTCTAGTTGGATCAGCAACATATTTCTCAAGAAATGGTACATTCTTCATTTCAAAAGTTTTCGTATCCATTTCCATTATACGCCAGTTGGCGAATTTCAACTTTGCTTCTCTTTCACTCATAAAATCAACATATCCGTCCTCATGCGTTGATACAAAAGTCGCTCTAACTAATGCGTTATTCTTTTCAAATAGTGTTTTCTTGTATTCATAACTATTAGGGTCGATCTTCTTCGGCTTCCAATTATGCGTGATTTCCTTGTTTTCAATTTTCACATCATAACCTATAAACTCTTTGATCATTCTTGCTCCGCCTTCCAACAACTCTTTCGGAAACTCGATTTCATTTTCTAATTTCTCAACATATCCGCCATCATGAATAAATACCCCCATATATCGTTTGTTGATTGTTAGATACTCCCTAAGACACATCAACATACGGCGCTCTTCTGTTTGGAATATCAAAGACATAAGTGATGCGAGATGATTCTCCTTTTTCTTCATTTGTTTTTTCTCTTTTCCAGTTTTGAGGTCGTGATATTGCGGGTGTTTGTCCCATATAGTTTGCATCAATAGAGCAACCTCTGCTTTCAATCCTTTCACATAAGTATATCCTTCTGGTGTGATCACGCCTTCGACATCTTTGAGATAGAATCCATAATCTTTTGGTTTGTCGCCATATAATGTTTTCAAAAACTCATTCTTAGCACGATCTCGATTATCTGGGCATACCATCTTCAATCGTTCATCTCTATTCTCACAGTAGTCACGGAGTTTCACATGTTCAATATCATACCTTTCGCAATACTTCAACGCAATCTTGTAATGAGCATTCGCAATATCAATATCCCAATAGTTCTTCTTCGCCAACGGGTTTCGAATCGTCCAAGTCCAATTCGCCATTCCTAAATTATTCTGGGCGAACAACCTACCTAATTTGTGTTCCTCACACCCCTCGCCAAACTGATATATAACATTTGTCTCACCTGCTCCATTTTTTCGCTTGTAGTAAGCGCTCGTCGTTTTGCGGTCTTGAACACTATATGATTCGTCAGCAATTATGCTCTTAATAACATCTTCGTCAAATCTTTCCCGAGTCACGATCGGGTAGTTGGGTTCGCTAAAGCCAATCAATCGTTGAAACATGTTCGTTGTTGTAATCGTTGTTATAATATACACGGAGATTATATTTATGTTGTTTTTTCGCATAAATATATTCAATTTTTTCCTAAATCATTTGATCAATTTTCTAAATGTAAAAATCCAAAAATACTTATTTGATTAATTCGATTTGCTTAATCGTATCTTGAATGAGAGCAATTGCTGTTTGCGGACTTTCATCTAATAAACTTTTGATAGCATTCCGAATGATACAAACTTTGTCTAAATGATCCTTATACTTGATCACATCTTCGGGGGTTAGATTGTCTGCGAATTTATGCTTGTAGTATTTATTCTTCCCGATCTTTCTGACCTTATCTGGATTGAGTATCCGATAATTTCTCATGTATTCGTTATACTTCTCTCTCTTTGAAATTTGATCATTTTCATCACTTGACGACATTATGTAGTGGTTTCTTTATATGTACTGATATTATATTTTTATGTAGTTTTTGAACATAATATTCCTAAATCGATTCACTTAAAGTAGTGTAGGGTATGTAGGGTAGCCAAAAACATACCCTACACACCCTACACTAAGACCATAAATGCTCTTGTTTCTCTTAACCTATAGAAAAAGTATGGTGTGGCTTATGGTGTGTGTAGGGTGTGTAGGGTTGCACCCTGTTTTTCCCAAAAAAAAATGAAAATGAAAAGTTCAAAAAAAAAAGAGTCGATACACAAAAAAAAGGGGCAAAAACCCGTCAAACCCTACATTCCCTACACAACCCTACACTACTTTAAGTAATTCCTATATTTCCACGATCGCATGTTTTATCTTCAAAGTGAGATGTTTGACCTTATGATAAAGGTGAGGGTTTGGGAAGTAGGGTTCGCCTTCATCAAACAACTCCTTATCAACTTTCAATAACCAATTGCAAGTAAGTCCAAAACCATCAACAATCCAATATTGGTTTCTATTCAATTTGATAACCAACGGATCATACGGAGGTCTCACGAATTGTATTTTATTCAACATTTTTCTTCTTCTTTCTTGTTGTGCAAGACACTCTGAATACGACGACATTTGTTTCCTACTGATTTTGATTCTACAATTCCATTTTTCAATTTACTTTTCTTCAATTTTCTATTCGCCGAAAATCCACAAAGTTTAGGAATAATCTATTTCGTTCAATTCGAAAAAATTATAATATATTGATAGTATATATAACAATCACAACATGTGTTCAGTCGCTATTCAGCAAAAATCCGCATACGAGAGAGATTATCAATTTGGTCGTCAAGCAGAGACGAGTGTTTTGGATACCATAAAAACCTTTTTTAATGATTCAACAATAGTACCTTCTACTGAAAAATACGATCGATATGATTTCGTAGGATCGGGTTGTAAATATGAGTTGAAAACACGCAGAGTATCACACAATAGGTTTGCATCAACTATGCTTCCACTTGGAAAATTGTTGAGCGAGAATCCTGAAAACAATATATTTCTATTCAAATTCACAGACGGATTATATTATATTCAATACAATAAGGAAACATTTAGCACATTTAATGTTGCTCCGTATTGCCGACAAGATCGGGCTGGATATGATGAAGAACAAGATTACATTTACATTCCTGTAAATCTATTAACAAAGATTATTTAGCGGAAAAATCTCACTTAAAATTATCTCAGTATATAATATATACTAAGATGACTGACTTCGAAAAAAAACTAGGCGAAAAGTTTAGCGATAATAATATTTCTGCTAGTTCCCAGAAATTATATTTCACAAATCTTCGCCGATTGAATGATCAACAACCACTCACTTCTTTCAAGTTTCTCGAGAAACCAGAATTAATTGCGGAGAAGTTGAAGGACTATAAACCCACCACACAGCGCAATTTCTATATCGCTGTTGTATCGGCTCTGAATATCGGAGGTGATACCCCTAAGCATAAGAAACTGTACTCAAAATATTACGACATTATGCTTTCAAAAAATAAAGAAGTGAAAGAAATCAAACATGATCCAGCTGACCTGCCCAAGTGGGACGATATTACTGAGAAACGTAACACTTTAGAAAATCAGGTTGTTAGCTTTGCAGATTCGAAACAACTAACACCACCACAGTATGAGACCTTACTCAAGTGGGTTGTTGTGTCGCTCTACACACTTCAAGCACCACGTCGTAATGGCGATTATTTGAATGCTTATATTATTGATAAGAATACCGCCAATATACCGACTGACCGAAATTACGTTACTCTGAAAGATCCGCAGGAGTTCGTGTTTCACAAATACAAGACCGACAAGACGTATGGGACACAGGTCGAACCAGTTGATGCAGAATTGAAACGTGTATTGAATATTTATTACAAACATCACCCACTTCTGAAAAATGGAAAAATGCCGAAAGGGGTAGATTCTGTGAGATTTCTAGTATATGCTGACGGCGAACCAGTATCACAAATGAACGCCATCACACGCATTCTGAATTCAGCGCTGGGTAAGGGAACAGGATCGAGCAAGTTAAGACATGCTTATCTCACGGACAAATATGGAAAAGTGAGCGAGGAACAGGCGGAAGACGCTCAGAAGATGGGACACAGCACCGCTCAGCAAAAAGATTACATTTACACGAAATAATAATACAAAATTTATATTATAAAATTATATTATGATAATATAAATGCCCTACGAAATAAGAAAAGTTCCGAAAGGTTGGAAGGTTTTTACGAAAGGTACAGACCGTTCTCATAGCAACGATCCGCTACCTTTAGCACGAGCAAAAGCACAGCTTAAAGCATTATATGCTAACGCAGATGATTTCTCAGGTGGTATGATGATTGGAGGATTTGATGATCGAGATTTCGAGAGATTATTTGGAATGTATGGAGGAGTCAGAGAAGAAGATGAAGGAGAAGGAGAAGATGAAGACCAACAACCCACATTTCCAGATACAGACCTTACGAAAGATCTCGTGAAGCAATCTGACTTGAAAGATTTTGATGTCGAAGACGCAACAGGCGAACCAGAATATCTGAAAATTGCGAAACTGTTTGCGAAAAAGGCAGGATATAAGGATTGGAATTCGTTGAAGTTGGCGAATGATGGGAAACATAAACTAGAATTACGTGGAGTCAAGTTTGGAAGTATAAATAACAACGATTTCATTATATACAGGCAACATTTCCCCTCGATCGCAGAGAAGAAGCGTAAAGCATATCTTGCTCGGGCAACAAAAATTAAAGGTGATTGGGCAAAAGACAAATATTCGCCCAATTCACTTGCAATAGCGATTCTTTGGGACGGAACTAGGAAGAAAGGTGGTGAGTATGATTGGTTAGGTTTGGCGGGTAGAGTAGCCCAAGAGGGATTAAAACAAGTGGCGGATTCGTCTGAAGATTGGTTTCTCACACCTGAAGAACGAGAACAAAAGCGGTTGAAAAAGGAAGCATGTAAATTATGTAATGAAGGGAAGGAAGGAGGTGAGAAGAAGATGAACTTTCGCAAAGATGGTGATGATCCTCGTAATTGGGGATATGATAGCGAAGAGGAAATAAAAATGCCTGTAGAACCAGACCTACCTGAGCAACCACTTTTTGGCGATCCAACACAATTCAAACCTCAACCATACGATCCGAACAATCCGCTAATGTATATGGTGGGTGGCGCTGTTCCTATTAATAAGAAGCTCTATGAAAAAGTAAAAGCAGAAGTTTATCCTCGATACAAAAAACCGTCGGCGTACAGGTCAGGAGCAGTTGTGAAGCGATACAAGGATCTTGGAGGAAAGTTCAAAGACAACGGAGGCAGACCTCTTGCACGTTGGTTCAAAGAAGAGTGGAAAGACGTGGGTGACAAGGAGTATCCTGTTTATCGCCCAACCAAGCGTATCTCAAAGGATACACCCCTGACCCCCGCCGAAATCGATCCAGAGAATCTCCAATTACAGATTTCAGAAAAACAGAAAATAAAAGGAGAAAAGAATCTTAAACCGTTTCAGGCGAAAGAAGGATCGGGTCGCTGTTGTTTCACTTCTGATTTATGTAATGGAACAAAATCTTACCGTTATAAATATGGTGAGAAGTCGGCTAACGCTGAGAAACGTAAGATTAGAGGAGGGGCAAGATTAGCACAGACAGACGAGCAAGAAGAAAAAGTCGCCAAGCAGATTCTGAACAAGGTAGCAGGAGAAGCTAATGCGAAAATAAAAGATATTAGCGAGACACCTATGGGTGATGATAATATACGACAGTACCTGCCTGGAGCTAAGGTATTGAAATACAGCGAACTAGCTGATGTTGAAAATATATTCGAATTATTGCCTAGCCCTAAAACATATTTCTTTCTGCTTTATGAGCAATCGTATAACTCAGGACACTTTGTCGTTGTAAATCGATATATTGACAACGGCAAAGATACGATCTGCTTTTTCTGCTCTTATGGAAGCAAGATTGACGCTCCTCTATATTGGAACTCACAAGCGAAAAATCGTGAATTGGGTCAAGATCAGCCCTATCTCTCGCAACTTCTTCAAAAATCGGGCAAAAATATCCAATACAATCGAGTTCAATATCAGTCGAAAACTTCTCCGAAAGCAACATGCGGGGCGTTTGCGACACTCTGGATAAAAGCCAATCTGAGAGATGATATGAATCTTCAAGAGTTTCATGAGTGGATCACAGAAATAAAAAAAGAGACAGGTCTATCTTATGATGCGATAGCTTCCAACGCTATCTCTGCTCGTTAATCCTAAATTTCTTGAAATCGACGACCGCCTTGAAAAACAGGATTTCGCCAACTATGTTCTCTTAATATATCTTTACCAAACCAATACAACGGCGAAAAAGAAAACCGAGCCACTTCTTGCATACCGAAAGGTCTTGACGATTTACGAACCTCAGGTACAACTTTCGCCCTCTTTCCAAACATGTTGTATAGGGGGTCGCCGTCCGAATATACTCGATAGTTATCGATTCCGTCATTTCCAAGATCGCCCTCTTGAATAGCAGGATTATATGTTCTTGCTTTTAAGATGAGTCCAGCTTTGAGCCACTCATCAAGTAGAACTCCACCCAAACTGTGTGCTGTTCCGTAATAATAAAATTGAGAAGGAACATAATCTTTCTGAAAATGAAGGAGAAAATCTGTATCTAGTTTATACCGTTCAGTATCTCGAATCGTGTTTAGAACAACTGGAATCCACGCCATAAAATCTGAAAAGTCGGCAGTACCACGCACACCAACAACAATAACTGGATAATCTATCTTCTTAAAAATCTTGATTGTCGGTGTCTGTTTTAGCAAAGTGAATCCGTCTATACTACCATCAAAGTTCTCAGCATATGAAGCCCCTGCTATCTGGTAAAGAACTGATTTATCTGGTATTTGTAGATTTGGATCAGTTGTATTCGCATCAACGGACATTTATATTTAAATGAGAAAATTAATTATCTTATATAAATATATACAAAGAAATAAACATGTCTGTTTCGAGCATTATAGATAAAACATCTGGAAAGATCTATGCTTCAGTTCTCCCAAACCCCTATCCATTTCCTGCATCTGCTGGTCTCGGCGAGGTTCTACAAGTCAATAATTCAGCACTCACACCAATCGGGGCAATCCCGCAAAATGCTACAGATTTTAATACGATAGGGTGTATTAAAATAGAGACAGGCACAGTAGGTCAAGGAAATAATCTTGCACTCGTGATAGGAGAGGCAGGAGATACTCTTCAAATAAAAGGTGGTACTGCTCTTGGTTCGATACTGGTAGGTAATGGCGCTGATACAGAAGAACTACCTTGCCCTACTACGACCACAACCTCAACAACAAGTGATGTTTATAACTGGATCACTCTTGCAAACGGGCAGAGTAAATCTTTTAGTGTAAGCGACGGGTCTCTATATCAATTAGGATACAGTATCACAATCACCTACAGCGTTTCAGACAGTATTACAGGCACGGTTACGGCAGTTGTGGGAGATACAATAACAATAACAATTACATCTTTCACATCTCTTCCATACGGTTCGACACCACTTATTACAACCACACTCCCTGACCCCACAACTGCTACGAGCGGTGGTGGTGATCCCGTGTTTATATTCAACGGAGCAACAACCGTACCTAATCCACCTAATATACCACCTAATTCATTTCTGTTAAGTGGAACATGCTATTTATATGCAACACCTGCTCAACCACCACTCAATATCAGTTTGACTGCTATTAATGTTGCTTCTGCACTTGTTAATGCTACAACCAGTATCTTTTCTATCCCTGTATATGAAAATCCTCCTGTATCTACTACCGCTTTTACTTGGGGTTCTGCTGGTTGCTATTTCCCTGCTGGTGGTGAGATTTCACTTGCTTCAAATACAGGTGGAAATCAAATTGCTTTTGGTTTCCCAACGGGTGGTTCATTTATAGACCAAGATTTCACAGGAACTATAAATGGTTATTCACTCGCATACTCATCAGGCACGATTTCAATCAACTCGAAACTGGTGCTTACTGCCGATAACACAAAACCTCTGGGTGTGTTCTGGGGTGTAGATGCACAGGGAGTCGGTACGGTGACGAGCGTTTCTGCTGGAAACAATATCTCGATTAGTGGATCGCTTTCTGCACCAGTTGTGAATGTTGCTAATCCTCTAACATCTAATCTTGTTCTTGGAACAGGTGTTAGTTTAATTGGAACACAAGGACAAAATGAGATGGAAATTTCAGCACTTGGTCTTGTAGATAGTTATACAAGTGGTGGTGTTGAAAATAAAGAAGAAATTAGTGTTAATTCTACAAATGTTGTAGAGACAATATCCACAACTGACAGCTCAACATATCAAAACTCA